TTTACACGAAATGTGCCGACGAAAACCGATATGGCGTCGATAGCCCACTCAGGGGGTTCTTTGAATTGTTGCGCTTCTTGTTGAAGGGCTACAGCCAATGCTGCCATTCCTTCCGCCTTAACCGGGGCGGGGAGTTGGGCTGCTAAAGGCTGGCCGACTACGTATGCACTTGGCGGTTCAGCTGAAACTCCACACAGATCGCGATCTATTGTGAAATTCACAGATGTCGGTAAAACCGTCTTTCCCCCACTCATCACAATGGCGAGGGTAAGCGTATTCTCGGGGCTGAGGCTCAGATCATATTCTTTCAAGATCGAGCCCACATCAAACAAGTTGAGTGTCCCTTCTTTGCAGTCACTTGCGCGTAAAACTAGCGCGTTGTAAACGTCAAGGCTGACGGTCACCGGGGGTAAACCATCAATACCGATCTGACGTATTGTGACAACAGGCCCAGTCACTGAACTCATCGTCTTTAAGACGAGGAACGTGAACTGAGCACCAGATGGGGTGCACACACTGACTTTCAGTGGCGGAGAAACGCGCGAGAGGCGCGGTGGAAGAATCGACGGACACCCAATGAGTGACAAAGCTATTACCGACGCCCAAAGGGGAATCGGCGCTTTGGCCACGGGTATGAAGAAGATTACTTCTCGCTGGGGCATAATGGGGATCGTGATCAGTTCGTAGATGTACGTGCAAAAACGAAAAGTGAGAGTGACCCTCAATGCTCCGCAATTACAGACGGCGTGATGATAAACTTCACCGGCTGCGAATGCCTCTGTTATTGTGCCGTCTTCATTGAGATGACCATAACCACCCTTATTGCACCACGAAACGGCGCTTGGGTTGGTGTGATACATCGCAAGAATGTGTCCGGCGTATTGCTCTACCTCAGTAACACTCATGTGGTCCGCGACGTCAACAAAGGAGATTACGTCGTCTGGGAGCACAGGGTCTTCGACTGGGTCGATGAGCATATCGGAGGTTGCATAAAGTGTTCTGCGCCCCCGACCCCCGTTTTTCTTCTCACGGGGTGAGATTGCCTCGTCGTAGCGAGGGAGTTCTTTGAGTTCCAGCTTCTGTTGTAAAGCTACGCAAAAGTCATGTACGACGGCTGATGCGATTCTCCTTGCCTGTGCTCCTTCAGAATGTGGATTGGAATCCTTGTCAAACTGAGGTGGTGCGGGCAGCGGTTTGGCAGCAATCGACCTGGCTAACTTTTTCTTGCCGTCTGTTTTGCTGTGGATGTCGCTGCCTAGATCTCCGATATCACTTCGGAACAGGCGGTGCACGCTCCTTCGCAGTAAATTGGCGAAGACGCGGGAGTGGAATTTCTTTATCACGTGAAGAGTTGAAACATTCAACACGGAATGGCTAAGAATATAGCCAAGGCTCCTTCCACGAAGCAAACCGATTGCTGTTGTGGATGCGATAACCGCAAGCGGAAATCTAGGATACCTCGGTGCCCGGATGTTAACCGG